TGGTACCGTCTTGGATGCTTTTACGCAGGAATTTCTCGGCTTCCGCCACAGATGTGACGCCGGCCTCGATGAACGATTTGGAGCTCATCATGGCTCGAGCGGCCATGCTGACCGCGCCCGGAAGGGTGTTACCCAACTGGCGTTGTAGTTCTTCGAGGGAGAGCTTGCCCTTCGAAGCCATCTGCTGGAACGCTTCAAAGATCAGCGTAACGTCGTGACCCCTGGACTGGAGGACCAGAGCTGCCTCTGATACGCCAGCGAACACATGACGGGCCAGTTGGCCGGAAGCATCGACGTTCTTCAGCGCCGCAGCCAGACGATGATACGTGTTGATGGTCGATTCTACAGAGGTGCCGAGCTTGTCCGAGATCGAGAGAAGAAACTGATACTCCTTCTGCGCAGCGTCTGCGGACCCTCGGATGATGCTCATGGAGGCCACGAATCCAGTAAAGACTCGGTTGACCTCTGTGATCTTACCAATGAAGCCTTCCAGCATCCGGATCGCTTCACGGATGCTCAAGAACCCTGCCAGTTTTCCGAACAGGTTTCCGAAGCTATTGCTGACGTTGTTGATGTATACCTGGAAGCGATTCATGGTTCCACCCAGACGATTGAACGACGTCTGGGTGGAATTCACGAAGCCGTATACGCGTCCCTCAAGGGCAGACAGTCCTGCGATCGCTTGGCGGCTATCGACTGATACGATAAGTCTGCCGTCATCACCGCTTGGTACCAGGTCGTTGGCCATCGTCTTTGCTCCTGTTTCCGGCCTGGTTCTTCTTCTGCTCTTGCTGCTTGGCCTTGGTCGTCAGATACGCCTCATCCATTCTGAGAACATACTGGATCAAGGACATTTTATCACTGGTACCGAACAACTCTATGTAAGCCAGAATTTCCGTAAGCTGGATCGGATTCGGTCCCATTCCGTACTGACGAGAAGAACTGAGAACGTTGAACGCTTTCAGGTACTCTCCCATCCATCCGTAACACGGAGGCCGATTCTTCAAGGCCAAGGGATCCATTCCAGAATCCCTCAGGTCCTCCAGGTATTCGAGTCGCTCACCCCACTCGATACCCCAACTTACGAACTGGCTGAGGAGTTTCCCTCGTGTTCCGCCTCTTCCTCGCGGAAGTTCTGGAGGTCCGTGGAAAACTCCATCACGAAATTGCGCAGTTCCGGATCGTTCTGCAACCAGCGAACAGAGGCCTCCTTGGTGTAAGGAGTTTCGACGCCATCCCAGTCCAGCAGGACGGTTTCACCGAGGGCCCGCGTCAGCAATCGCTTACGATCTGCAGGATCCATTTCGTTTCGCTCGATCTTCCGTCGGAACGGCTTTTCGAGGGCCTGCATGCGACGCTGGAACTTGTCGCTCTCGGCGTGGGCGATGAGGAACTTCGCACCACGGTATTCCGTCCACGACCCCTCTTCCAACTTGGGGTTCGGTGCCTCGGGGATCTTCAACATTTCACACCTCGGTTGATTTTACGGAGCAGGAGTCTTGATGATCTGGATCATGCTGTCACTGACGGAGTCGTACAGGGCCCGCCACTTGCCCTTGACCGCGAGGTCCTGGTCCAGACCGCCGGCCAAGATTTCACCGTCCTCGTACTTGATGCGAGGATAGACGAAGGTGTACTTGTCGCCGATGTCGCTGGTCAGGTCGAATTGGAGCTTGAAGTCGTCTGCGGCCAGGAACGCGTTGTACTCGTCGGCGTTCTCGAAGTAGAACTCGTTGTCGCCGGTGATGTCCAGTTTTCCCAGAGCAATGCCGGCCAGTCCCAGCGAACCAATGACCTCTTGACCGCGCAGGGAATTGCTCAGCGTCATGTTGAAGGCCCTGATTCCGACGGCCATCGGCACGCCGTCCTTTTCGACCCCGCCGACGTTGGCGGCCGCCGTGAAGGGGACCAGTCCGTCGCCAGGGCTGGCAAAGGTTGCGCCCGCGATCTGCGTCGGTCCCATCGTGGCAGTCAGTCCCATGAAGCTGAAGGAGCCCTTCACGATCTGGCCGACGGTGCACTCCATGGCCATGCCACCAACTCGGCAGCCGACCATGTTCTGGAACTGCGGAATGGCCAGGTCCTGGAAGTGCTTCTGGATGGTCCAGGACAGAAGGCTGACGCCGTTCTTCAGCGTCCAGGTGCCGTCCAGGTTGTCGACCCAGGCGCCGCAGAGCGCGCCCTGCAGGAATTCGTCGTACGAATCGTACGAGAATTCGACGTTGATGTCACCCGAGACGTCGCCGCCCACCTGCAAGAGATCGGCGGTCATTCGGTCGGATCGGATCTCGTCCGACGTCACGTTTCGGATGTTGCGCTTCAGGCTTTCGCCGGTGTAGCGGATGTTGGAGAGAACGGGCGTGGCGGGGGTCGTACCGAAGACCGTTTCCCGAACGACTCGGATGGCGGTACGATTGGAGGTGCCGGATTGGAGAGCCATGTCAGAATCCTCTGTGGAAATCGGTGGAAACGTTGAGCTGGTACCACTCAGGACTTGAAGGCCCTCTGCGGATCTGCGGCACTTGGAACCGGAGATTCGCTATGAGTGCGTTCCTGAACATCGCGTCGACCAGATCTGCCAATTCCCGAGCTCGACCTGTGCCGATGTTCGGTCGTACGAAGATCTGAACCACAACCAGTCCGTAATGCCTGAACGCAGGGTCATCGCCCATCGTAACCTGTTTAGAGTTACCGTTCAGAACCGTCAATCGCACCCACTCATTTTCCTCAAGTGACAATCCATTTTCGTAAACCGCCGGGGTCGCTGTCCATGCGATTTGGAAGAAGCTTTCTACGTCAAGTTGTTCCTGCAAGTAGCTCATCGCATCCCCGTCAATGTTTCACCGATCACTCCGTGTGGTGCCTGAGTGGAGGTTCCACTCTCCAACTTCTGAGCGTAAGGTTGACCGTTCGTGATGAAGAACACAGGGAACAGAGTGCTGGCCTTTACATTGAACTTCGGAGCTGGCAAAATTGACAGCGTACTTCCGTCTAACACGTACTTGAAAATCGGAGAGCCTTCTGAAACGTTCCAAGCCGCTCGAAAGTTACCGGTCCGTACCGGCGATCGATCGATGAATTCATCGATCAACTTCTGAGTGATTCGCTCTGCCTTCTGCTTCACGTTCTCGCCGATTCGAGAACGAAACCGATCAAGGCGGAGATCCCATCGCGCCCGGATCATTTTCGTATGACCAGCGTCACAACAGGTTGGAAGTTACCGATCTTTGCCACATTGACTCGCTTGATGTTGTACTGCACGCTCTCCATGATGAACGCATCGTTCACCGTAAATGAGCCTATCTGGTTGTCCGGATTGAATACCACGATCTTGACATCAGAGAGCTGGTAGTCTGCGTCCTGCATCTCCTCCAATGTGAATCTATCAGGAGCGTACGACACTGGGAAATTGTTGTACGATGGGGTGTACACTCCGGCGATGTAGGATCGGCCCGTAAACGATCTATACGTTCCATCGCGCACCATGTCCCCTAACTTCGCCTTTGCGACTTTGATGGCGGAGTTGATGGCGCCTGACAGGCTCATACGCGCTCCAGAGGTACACACCTGACAGAACTGGCGGATGCCAGGTTGGTGGAACCGATGTGGCGTACGATCGCTTCGATCGATTTCGGAATACCTGAATCCACAGATCGTTCCGTGAACTGAACGTCAATGGATCCCACTTTCACCCGATCGATGGACTGATCCTCGAAGGAGAGATCGCCATTGACCAACATGTGATACGCAAGTTCGTAGGTTGCGAACTTGACCGGCATTGGAATGATCGTGGAGCTGTACTCACAACCTGTTTTGTCGTAAGCACCTGTCCTCGGCCACTCCAGGGCTTGATCCTGGCTGACCCTCATTCCGTCCCAATCTAGGTACAGATCGAGATAGCGTGTAGCGCTGATCAGAAGAGCCTCTTGATCGGCGCTACTCGCCCAAGCAGACCGACCGAACGACGCCTCGAAATAAGCGGTAGCTTCGGCCACGGTGACGTAGCTGTTCGAAGCGGTACCACCTACCGAGGCGTCGAAGGCCATGTCAGGCTCCGCTTACTTGGTTTCGCTGGACGACAGGGAAGGATCCGGATCGCCGTCGTCATCGTCGTCCTCGGACTGTGCCGGCTGGACGTCTTCCACCGTGCAAGAGTAGAAGTTGATGAACTTGGGGAACATGCGGGCGGCGTCTTCGTCCGACAGGTGGAGTTCACCGTCGGTGAAGATCTGGCCGCCGACGAGCTCCTGTCCTTCCTTCTTGTACGCCTTTTCAGGCAGAACGATCTTTTTGGCCATGATGCACCTGTGAGATGTAGGGTTTCGGACTCGACTACAGTGAGGCCCTCCGTGTGGAGGGCCTCACTGAGGTCAAGGGCTATCAAGCAGGCGGGAGCAGACCGGCCAGGCAGGCCTGGCCCAACCGCGAGAAGTTCGCGAAGCCGCA